CTGGTATTGTCATTATGGTAATTGGCCTGCGCCAGTAGTGCTATATCCACTACGGCCAGCGACTTGAATGCTCTCGGCTACTAGCTGTGCAAACTTATCACCAGACGGTGTGTCAATTCTTACGTTTACATCTACGGACCTATTGCCAGATTCCCTGGCTCTTTCGGTTGCTATTTGTGACACGTTCATACCAGAATAAGAGGCTGTGCCTACTAGTTGCGTTGCTAAGTCTTGGAAATATGCAGCTGGTAACGGCGCACGTGCAGGTGAAGATGGCAATGTTGTTGTAGAGGGAGTCTTAGCAACCCCACCCATTGAAGCTATGAATGCGGCTATCTGAGCGTTTAAAGCCCTCACCATTTCTAAGGCTGTGTTTTGTAAGTAATCATCTATTTTAGTATTAAGTGTTTTGACTTTAAATAATGCAAATTCTTCTAAAGACATACCTGCTAGTTTTGCCTGCTCTGCTAACTTCTTTAACGCTTCAGCGGCTTCTAACTCGGCTAATAACTTCTTAGCCAGGGCGTCATTGTTGTCTAAGATTGCTAGTTGTGCCTTTAAGCGTAACTTAGTCTCTTCATCGGTTGCGCTGTTTAGGGCAGCAGTTAGGCCAATCCGCTCTAGGTCAAACTTCTTGCGTAGTTCCTCTACGTTTTTATTTTCAATAGCGTTCTTCTTAAGTAATAGTGCTAATTCTGCTGCCTTGGCTTTTGCTAGTTTATCTTCAGTCTGGAATCGTTTTGCATCAATACGGCCTGCGCTGCGTTGTTGATTAGCTGGTAAAACTGCTGCTGGCGCACTCATTCTGCCTAGACGCTGTAACAATCCAACAGCGCTCATTTCGTAAGAGAACTTTAATAATTGTTTTAAGCCAGGCAGGTTTGCCACCGTTTTTATTCCAGCAGCCAACTCTCCTATACCCCTAGTTACATCGGCTATGCCCGTGGCAAGGTCGGTCATACTATTTGTTAGCGTATCTATACTGTTATCATCGCCTAAAGCAGTTAACGCATCTATTAGACCTTTACCTATGATTTCCGTTGCATCGGCAGAAGCAACCGATATAAGACTCATCTTGCCTGCATAGGTTCCCAGCCTAGCTGTTGCTTGGCCTGCAAACTTAGCGTTTAACTCTTCCATGATTTTATCCATGTCGCCAGTCTTTAGCGTGGCTTTACTTAGCCCTGCACCTAGCCTGGTAAGGCCCGTGGTATTGCCTGAGAATCCGCGTGTCAATGCTGCGCTTACTTCACTTAATGATTTACCTGTGGCTGCGCTTACGTTTAACGCAGTTTCCAGTGCATCTTGGCTCTTAGTGATTGATCCTGTTGCTGTTAGTAGTTGCTGGAACGCTGGCCTTAACTCATCGTCAAGCACGCCATATAGTTTTTGTAAACTGCCTATGTACGCCTCTACTCCTGGCGCTGAGAATGCAAATCCTGTGTTCTTTAACTGTACTTCAAGTGATTTAGCGGCCTTCTCATCGGCTGCAAATGCAGCAACGGCCTTCTTACTAAATGCTAATAATTGATATGCGCCAAACGTGGCTGCGAAAGTTTTGCCTAGTTTTTTAACCGTTTTATCAAAGGAAGAGATTTCCTTTTTGCCTTTAGTAAGCGCCTTGCCATTAAAGGTGGCTATTACCGATGCAACTATATTGGCCATTACGCTGCCTTCTTAATCTCTGTTTTTTTATTAAATAACTCAGCAGTAACATTAACCGCCCTGATCACGGCTCTGTATATCTCAGGACTATCTTCTGCCCAGGCCCTATAAATTAAACGGCCCTTAGTTTTACGACCGCCGCCTCTAATATCTTTAATCTTTGGTTGAGATGTAACTTTAGGTAATGCGGCTACGAACTGCTGGCTAGCAAATGGGTTGTTTGATTTGTATTCCTGAAGGGCTCTACTTCTAGCAGATTTTTTAGTGTATGTCCCGCTGCCTTCATGCCTAAATGTAAATGGTGCGCGGCCTTCTGGGTTAAGACGACCTGCAACCTCATATATAGCGCCAGGCCGACTAGCGTTGTAAACATAGCTTGCTACCTTCCAACCGTTAGCAAAGGTTTTATTCTCGCCTCGATTGTAACCAATACCTGCTCTAGCAACAGCAGCATCGTATTTAGGAAATGGTTTGTATTTAATATCTGGTGATGATATTGGTTTAGCCCAGCCCGATAGTACGTCTTGATTACCTGGCACATATCCCTGTGCTTTAGCAGCTACTTTGCGCATCATTGGCTCGGTTATAAATACAATGCGCCTGCGCATTTCTTCATCAATTACATCAAGACCACCCAGGACTTCTTTAATGCCTTCTATTACGACTGGCATTTTTGATCTCCTTTGCCCTATCGCTAAGCACCTGCACGATTGCTCGCAGCATTTCTGGGTCCATATTAATGAACTCATTAGGCGCAATCCCAAGTTCTACAGATAGGCTGGCTATCGTATAGAGCGTGGAATCACGCTGAACTATTTTTTTTCTTCGTCTAATACCTCGACAGTTTCTAAGCTGTCTATAAACTCGGCACCAAATAAAGGAACAGTTATGTTAGCCCTACGCAAGCACTCGTGCGCCAAGAAGTAAATCTCGGTCTGCCTTTCGTGGTCGCGTAGGACTTTACTAATTCCTGCTTGATACTTTAACTCGAAAGCGTACTCAACACCTGGCGTTATTTTGTGTTCTGTGACTTCGCCATTAGCCCTTGTTATCTTTAGCTTTGCCATTATTGCTCCTTAGTTATGGTGTTACGTCGACTACTATAACTGAATTACAGGTAAATGTAATGCTCTGAGTAGAAATGTCGGCTACAGATCCGTTTAGGTCCTGTGTGTTATTAACCAGCACAGTAGTTTGATACTCAGGATTAGTAGTGCTAATCACTGCGTTTGAGCGCTTGATTACTAGTGGCACTGTTGTACCCCATGCTGCTGCAAGTGTTGCAGTAACTGCGTTAGCACCTGATGCTGCTGTATCGTTGAGCAGTTCCAAAGTTATCGTTGATGCTTCCAGTCCCTTTGTAAATTTATGTGCGGAGTCACCCATTGCTGTGACTTCCAGTTCATCAAAGCTGCGGTTAATTGTAACGCCTGTAACTACGCCTGAAATATCGACGCTGTTAAGGGTAACAACCGCACCATTGCTTAGAAATACGGCCATTATTCTTCCTCTTCTTTCTTTAGAGCAGGTTTCTTAACCGCTGCTGGTGGTTCGGTAATCTGGCCGATTCTAGCCAGAAATCTAAGGTCTTCTTCAGTAAATCCTTTGTAACTCATGTTAGCTCCAACTCGTGAGGATTGATACAGTAATCTCAGACACAAGCAGGTCGCCACTTGCTGCGGCAATCATCGCTGGCGCTGAAATACTAGAGATGTTCATTTGGTAAGTAGCAGCAGCCAGTTTTGTAACTACTGCTAAAATATAATCTTCCATGCCAGCCAAGTTGCCTTGGTTATCTAGCGCTGGCTTTGTGATCAGCACTTTAAAGTTTGCTAATGGATTCACGCTTATTTCATCGTTGTTAGACGGGACGATATACGGATCGCCAGGTGTAATAACGACGCTGTTTGCCAGTAATGTTGGTGGTGGGAAACTGAAAACTGACCATACGCCAGCGTTTGTCAGCGTAGTGGCTAAGGTTGATCTAAGAGTTGTTATTGCTGCTGGCATTAGCCCACCAGAGACGCTGGACTTGAATACGGCTGGATGAGACCGCGCACTCTGTTAATCAGCTGATAACCCATCCGATAGGGGCTCGCACTGATCCCATCCATACCGACTCCACCTGTTTGAGATACCTGTCTGGATTGCCAGACATCAACGGCCACTATCATGGCACTTTCTCGTATGGCTGGAGTTGTCGCGTAAGATTGGGTCTTATGGTCTGGGCCTGTGGCTACTCCGTAAGGTAATACTTTATGGAATGTTTGATTAGCTGCTGTCTTGTTGTACTGCACAAATGAGTATCCGTTAGGATAATTAACTTGTCCGTAGTTGTACATAAATACTGGGATGAGGCTAGTGGTGCCAGAGGTTGGCGGTATTGTGCCTGTAATTGTGTGCGTGCCGTTAAATGTAGCACCGCAACCACTAACCACTATTGATTGGGTCGCTGCAAAGGCATTCGGGTTGGCAAGCATAATAGTTGCCACGTTATCTTGTAGTGCTGTGCCTACCACTGGAGCAGTATTAAACCAAAGATACTGATTGATCAGGTCTTCTGCTGTTTGACATACTTCCTCGACAGTTGCATCGGAGTAGAGCGAGCCAATACCAAGATTTGCCCTTAACTCGGCCATAGTCACATACGCGGCTGCCATCTCTACTCCTCTGCTAATAGCTCTCTGGGGCTAGGGCTACTAAACCCCAGAGATTATTGATTTGTTTTTTATGCCTTGTTATATAGGTAAATACCCTTTGGCATTTTGTTGATTGTTGCCATGTATCCGTAAATTGCAACCTGTACTTGTAGGTTTGATACTACGTTTACTGACATGAAGTTCTGTGCTGAGCGATATACAGTGAACGCTTCTGGAGCCAATACGATTGCTGATCCATCATCAAAAGTAGTTGCTGCCAAGTTTTTGTCAACATACAAATCTAATCCAAGTACATTGCCTCGGATTGATTGAGTGCTAACTTGACCTGCTGCGTTCATTGGTTGTAATGCAGTAAATACTGGTCGCTTTGTTGTGTCTTGTGCAGAAATCAACGCACCCCATTGTGCTGGGTTAGCGATGTAGTTCTGTGCAAAGTAACCTGTGTTTTCGTAAATCTTGCGTGCTGCTTCTGATGCAAATGTAACGATACCATCTAGATCAGCAGTTGTGCTTGTTGCAGCTGTACCGCCAGAAATCAACGCTGCAGCGACAGTTGTATCAAGGGTCTTTAGATATGCATACTCAAGTTGCTTTGTAAGTTCTGCATAGAAGTTTGGATCTGAACGCTCTAAAAGTTCAACAGATAGTGTGTTCATACCAGCATACTTAGATACTGAGCCTGTTAGGTACTGAGTAACCATACCTGTGTTTTGTACTGCGCCAGCTTCTAACTCAACAGTTACTTCTGGTGCAACGCCTGATTGACCACCAGCTGAGGTAACCAAAGATGGTACAGAAATTGACATGCCAGATGTAGGCAAGGTTCCTTGACTGCAGGCATCAATTGCAGGTGTACCAAAGCGTGTGTTAGTTACAAACTCGCTTAGGTATTGTGTTGGAGAAAATGCAGGGTT